CGATGATGTCGGTTATTCCATCCATCTTCCCTTCGGTATAGGAATTGAATTTAGACTCAAACTACTACATTTTGATCCTCTATGCTTCAAGTAGCTCCTCGTATCGGAAGTTTTGTAAGGTTTAGCAGATTGATAGTCATACGTGAGCTTAGTCTTTGTAGAAGAAGAAAAATCGTTAGAGTTTATAGTATCTAAAACTTTTAAAAGTGTAGAAGAAGAGTCTTTATATATAATATCTATAGAGTCTATTTTTAAATCTGTAACTGCACTTCCCCAATTAATACTTTCAGCTGGTTTATTAAAAACTAATATTATATCATTAATTTTATTTTTCATAAAATCAACTTCAGTACTTTTATAAGTTTTATCTTCATCATCGTCTATGAAATAACCATCTTGCTCTGGAACAAAACACTCTTGAGTAAAAGGTGATATAAGAGAGTATTCACCATCATCAAACTTAAATCTGTAAGCAAATCTTACAAATCTTTCTTTTAAAAATTCTTTATCTCCAGGCCAGTTAGCGTTGTAAAATGGGTTAGGACTTTCGTTGCCAGGAAGATTTGGTGAAACCACGTCTTTCATTGTTGACGTAGATTCTACAGAAAGTGTTATATCAGCTCCACTGCCAGTCCCAGTAGGAGCTAAATCTAAAACATCACCATTTGTATATTCTTCTCCAGGACTGTTTATTGTAACAGCACCTATAGTTCCACTAGCAGCTGTAGCAACTGTATAACTTGCTGGAGATCCAGTCACTCTTACTTCTGAAGCTACTATATCTCCATTAGCATATCCAGTACCTAGTTCAGAAATAGTAGCAGATCCAATGCCTGAGTTTATTAAAAGCTTTAAACCACTTCCAGTGCCTGTAGTAGCAGTAGTAGTTACTACTTCGCCAGGTATGTACCCGTTTCCAGCCACAGTTTGATTAATACTAACTACTGGCCCTGTAGCTCCGCCTCCTACAAGAACGTCTACAGTTAAACCATTTCCAGTACCTCCTGTAGTAGGCATATTAGTAATTTTAGTTCCAGCAGTAAAACCACTTCCTGCAGTAAAAGAAGAAATACCTATAGCTTGAGTTTCTAGTAAAGAAATAGGTTCATAAGGATAATACTTAGCTAAAGATATTTGATCTTCACTAGTATAATAAACAGATTGTAAATTAGCTGTAGTAATAGTTATAATAACCGAAGTACTAGCGCCAGTTAATAAAGAGGAAGTTATAGTTATAGTTTCTCCAGAAACAAAGTTTTTTCCTCCAGATGTAACATCAACAGCAGTTACAACACCTCCACTAACTGTAATACTTAACTGAGTGTCAGAACCTAACAAGCTAGAAGTAACTCCACTAGTAGTGCCAACAGTAGCTGTGTATGTTGCGTTAGTTATGCCTGTAGCATTTGTAGTTATACTAGAAGTCAAAGACCCGCTTAAAGCTCCTGTAACGCCATTACTTGGGCTACCTGTAGCTCTTGAAACATTTATTTTTCTAGGTTGATTTCTATTGTCTGTAAAAAATAAACTATTTTGAATTAAATTAACACCTAAAACTGGATTTGTTTTTGAAAAATTAAGAAAATTACCAGAGACTAGAACTGTAGAAACATTAGTTAAAATATTATATACAGCTATATGACATTCTGCGTTTGAGGTAGCAAAATTAGATAATCTATCACTAGATGTATCTACAAAATTAGTCATAAACAAAAATATTCTATCACTATTGACATCCATAAAGAAACCAATAATATCAATGCTTTGCTGAGAAAAAGAAGTAAAGCCAAAATCAGTTAAAGATATATTACCTAGTATATTCTCTAATGAACCTACGTCTGCACCTTCAGATTTACTTACAGAAACATTTTGAGCATCTCTATACTCACCAGAAGGTATAAGCCTGGCGTCTAAGTCTTTATTCATTTTAGACTTGATAAAACTATTTCTTGCTTCAGCCATTTAATTAATGTTTAATCCACTTTGATTTGCCCCTCATTACTTGAACAAATTCTTGTAGTTTTATATTTGATAATCTTATTTTAGCATTTCTAAGAGCAGCTCTTCTTTCTATTTTATATCTTTTAACTATATATTCGGGTATATTAGCTTTAGTTGATAAAACAGCATGTAGCATATGCATGTACATAGCTTCTTCTGCCATCTTAGATATTCTCATATCTCCATCAGCTGCTAAACCATCTGATATGTAAGTAAATATAATAAGTTCATTAGCTAAGTTGCTACTAAACATTATTTTACCTTCTCTATAGTTAATATTAAACCAACCATTGCTTTGAGAAGTTTCAGGATTTAAACCATATCTTTGTCCGTAAGCTACTTTTTCCCAACCCCAGTCATATACCCCTTCATTATACATTTGATCTGTATAAGCTCCTGATATTTTGTAATCTTCAGCACTTGACCATCTTGAATTAGATAAAGATGTTCCTTCTAAGTTATCACTAGCATCGTCTTGAGTTGGTATACCATCAGCATCTTGTACTGGCACTTGTTGAGGACTTTGATGTAATAAGTTTGTGGGGTATATAGGTCTTTGAACACCTAAACCATCTATTCTAAAAAAGCTAACATAATTAACGTAGTCTTGTGGTATTAATAAAGATAAGTTAGCTGGTATTGTAAGCTCTTGAGATTTAGTACTTTTTAAAGTATCATAGCTAAATTCTTGTAAACCTCTTTTAGCATGAAACATTAAATCAGTTCTTTTAACGCTTGGTATTAATTTACCAGCGCCAACATAAGCTACTTGAAAATTACTAATAATATCATTTATAGTTATAGTAGAATAAGTATCATGGTTATCCCATTGACCAGTTTTAGTATCTGTTAAAAGAATTTTAATTACATCTCCAGCTAGTAAAGCTATTGTCATAACAACAGCGTTATTAGTCATAGTATAAGAAGTTGTAATAACATTATTTATGTATACCTCAAAGTTAGTGACACTAGCTCCGGCAACAGCATTTATTAAATCAACACCAATAGAGTTGTATCCAGCTCCACTTTGGTTTGTTCCTCCAGTCCATGTAAAAGTTTCTACGGTTGGTAAAGTTGTTCCAGCAGCGATAAAAACTTGTTGACTTGCGTAATATTGTTCGTTAGTTTGAGTTACTTGTGCCATTTATTAACTTTTTTCGTTTACAGTGTCTTGAGCAACTAACTGTGCAGCTGTTTGTACTATTTGTGGATCTCTTATTATAATGCCACTGTATTGTAATATCTTTAAAATTATTTCTGTTTGTTCTGAAACGTCTAGTTCAAAATTTTGAGCTCCAGTATCAGTAAAAATGTAAGCACCAAGACTATTAACTGTAAATGCCCAATTTATTTGAGCTGGTGTTTTTACATAACTACATTTAATTAAATCTTGTATACTAGTTGGGTATACAAATATTTTATCATGTAATACTGGTGGTGGTCCTACAGCTGACGTGTGCTCGCCACGCTGTACATATATAGGTTGTGATAATGTTGGAGATGTTAAAGGAGATTTATTGATTAATAAATACTCGTTTTGTTGTACAGGTTGTACAATTGTTATGTCGTTATAATATATTTCACCTAGCCTATGTAAGTTAGATGGTAAGTAAAAGAAGCTAGTATCAAATGTAGCTGTACCTTCTACTTCAAATGTTGCAATTTTATTTTGTATTTGCTGAACTCTATCAGAAAATTCAGTATTAGTTTGTGGCTGTCTTTGTAGTTGATTTAATTCTTCAAAGTAAGCTTCAAATATTTCTAATTGAACTTGTTGACCTACCTTGTTAAATTCGTCAGGCGTCATATAACCTCTTTGTTCTTTGTTCAGTATATATAATACTGTCTTATAAACCGTGTCTACGTTTACTGCCATATTTTATTATTTAAAAAAAAAGGTGGCGATTAAACCACCTTTATTATAATCACTTGTTATTTAAGTTTTTTATCTATAGACTTATATACTTCAAGTCCTTCATCTGTTTTAAACCACGCAGCCATTGCTGAGTAAGGATTTTCATCGAAAGGTACTGTCATCAACTTCTTGCCGTTAGTAGCCCATGTAAATGTTCTTTGATCACTAGCTAGGTTAATTATACCTTGTTCCACTGAATTAATAGCAAAGTTTCTTAATATAACGTTATCGTCATTTGCAAGATCTATAAATAAAGCTGGATTTTGTCTAGCAAATAATAATAAATCTCTTTTTAATTCTTTTGTAGACATTTTATTTACATTAGAACCAAGTTCAACTCTCAATATAGCTTCAGCTTGATCTACATCCATTGATCGAGCGGCATTTAAAGCGTCTAGTTGTAAATCTAATTCTTCTAGTTGATCTACAGCTTCTACTTGCCTGTCTAACTCGTTAAATATAATCCCTTTGTGAGGATGATGATTTAAGAACTCTTGTAAACTTCTTTTTTCTTTAGGTACGTGTAAAACACCGTTTTCAAAAACTATATGTTTTAATGTGGATGCACCCTTTTGTTCGTCTACAAATATACTTTTTTGATTTGTAGCATATCTAAGTTCTCTTTCATAACCTTTTTCTTTGTCAAACCAAACTAAAGGATATCTTTGAGTATGTTTACTAGGTATAGTATATGTTAAAGGTTCTTTACCATCTGCTAAATAATAATTTCTATCTTTATATTCCCAAGTTTCTTTTTTAACCTCTTGCTTGGGAGCAGGAGCCTTTTTTACTTTTGTTTCCATAATATAATATAATATAATAATTAAAAAAGATCCTACCTAAGTAGGACCTTATATTTTAGTTTAAGATAAAACTACAGAAATGCATTCAGCATTACCTGTAAATTTAACTTCTGGCTGTGAATTTTCAGCACTAGACGCTTTTATAATAGCAGCAGCAACGTCAGCTTGTAAAGCAGCTTTAGTTGTTGCAGGCGCGTCGTCTACAGTTATTGTATACTTAGTTACTCTTCCAGAAAGACTAGAAGAAGTAGCTTGATTATATTCCAATACTTGTATGTCACATGCAGTAGTACTAACACCACTCACGCAAGCTACATTGTCTATAGGTATTAAAGCATACTCATTAGTTGCAGATCCTTCAACCGCTACTAAATCATCAGCTACTAATGTAATAACAACATCTGTTGTTCCTCCAATAACTGAAGAAGCAAAAGTTAAAGTATCACCTTCTTTAAAACCTTCACCTGCTACAGTACAAGAAGCTACGCTTACTGCATTACTTGCAATGGTTAACTGAACCGTAGCACCTGTTCCAGTTCCACTAGTAGTAAAAGCAACTGTTGCAACACTAGCATTAGTGGCGTCAGAACTATTAGTAGTAATAGAAGCTGTTAAGCTACCTGTTGCAGTTACTAAACTTCTAGCTGGATTAATTGCTAGAGGCACTTTTATAAAATTACTCATAATTTATAATTTAAACAGTTGAAGAATAAGGTTCTTCAGCTTTAATTTGAATATCCGCAACTTGGAAATCCGTAATAGTAGAAGATGTAGCGCTTCTAGCACCAATCAATTCAAACTCAGGTATTAAGCCTGGTTTTTGATTAGCACTTGTAATTAAGTTTTTAAGATTTTCTATATCTTGATCAGTAACGGTTTGAGATCCACCGTCAGTATAATTTATAGATGCTCTTAAATACAAAGGAGCAGAGTCACTAGCAACGGCTAGCTTAGCATAATGTACGTGAATAACATCAAATACACTACCTGATGCCGCAGCCTTACTTACTGCATAAACATCTTCAGCATTAAGGCATGTAAACCTTGGTACTAAATTGCTTGATACACCCGAAAAAATTATAGGGAGTTTAATCATATTTGGCATAATTTCTATTTTTTAAATGTTAATAAAGTGGAGAGCGTTAACCCTCCACATTTATATAATAATTACACAGTCTTAAATAACACGAAGTTATTAGCAGCTTGTGTTACTAAACATCTTTCAGTTAAGAAATGTACGTCCATAGCATCTACACCTGAGGTATAAGCTCCACCAACTGAACCAGTAATCCAGTTTTTGTAACGTCTATCTTCAGTTTCAGAAGCTCTATATCTTACGTGTAAGAATGGTCGTCTGATATTTGATCCTAACATTTGATCGTAAACTGTAGTAGTTCCAGCAGGAATTAATACACCATCAATAGCATTAGATAAACCTCTTGTAGAAGCATCATTTAGATATTTCCAGTCAGTTTTATAGAAGTCATAAGAACCTCTTCTAAAGCCACTAAAACCAAAGTTAAGTGCCATTTCTGATTCATTATCAAATAAACCGTAAGAAGCAGCAGCAGAAGAAGCAAAAGCTCCGTTCATTGCAGCAATCATATCATCAAAATCTAAAGCAGTAGATCTTTGTAAGAAAAGCATGTTTTCTTCAATAGCACCTTGCTTGTCTAAGTTTTTAAGGATTTCATCGAAATCACCTAAAGCACCAGAACCAGGAGCAGCAGCTCCAGCAAATCCTTGATATATATTACCTCTTGCTTCAATAGCAGCAAATAAACCTTGTGTACCTTTTAAGTTAATACCAGTAGAACCACCAGGCATAGCAACTGTATGTCCAGCTAATTCACCTTCAACCATTGCCATTTCCATATAGTCTTCAAATCTTAGTCTTGTTTCAGACTCAGCTTTTAAATACCATAAGTATCCAGAAGTACCATCTTCAGTAGCAACTTCAATCCAACCAATTTGAGCAGCGTCAGAACCATTTACTTGGTACTTGTCTCTAATAATAATTGGAGAGTTGTTAAACTCAGTAAAGCTAGGTTCAATAGAATCCATAGTAGCATCTGTAGATCCTTTTCCAAACTCAGAACCATAAACAAATAGGTTCAAAGTTTTTGGGTCAGTTAACTGTAATCCAGCTTTAACAGTAGCTGTATCATAAGGAGCAACTGTAATTTCAGCTTTTGTAGTACCAGTAGCCGGCTGAGCTACGGCAGTTACAATACACTTTTGTGTTATTAAACCTGTAGCGTTATCAGAAATTAATATAGTATTATTAACTTTTATTGCTACAGTATTATTGCCTCTACCATTAGTAGAAGGATTAGCATTAGCTAATTCTATTTCAAATACAACACCTGATTTATACTCTACCTCGTTATAAGATACATGTAATCTATTTTGTTCAGACCATAATACTTGATCCGATGTCATTGGCATTTCAGCGCCAACCATTCTTAAGAAACCTGATAACGTTCTGTTACCATATCTCTCAACTTCAGCTTCATAAAGCTCAGGTAAATACTGTTGAGCCCAGCTAGACGTACCGTCTGCAAAGTTCAAATAGTTATTATCTAATGCTTGTTTCTTTTGAGCTGGAATTAAACTTGCAGGAAAACTCCCACCTGTTGCAAAACTCATAATTTATATTTTTAGTTTAAGTTATTTTTTTGTTTTTATTTTTAACTTAGAACTATCTACACCACTAATTGCTTTTACTTTTAACCCATTAATAAACATTTCGCCAGAACTAGTAGCTCTAACTTCATTTGTTATATTTTTAGACTTAGCATTAACATCTCTAATCGCATCAGTTTTACCTTGCTCATAAAAATGTTTTGCTATTTTATCAGCATTACTAGCGGTATACAAGGCTTTGTGATAACCTCTATAATCTTTGATTTCACCTTTTTTATCTAGGAACTTCCCAACAAAATTATTTAAATCAGATTGATTTTGAGCAACATCATTTTTGTTATTTACATTATATCTAAAAGATTTATCACCAACATTATATTCAAAACCTTTGAATTCATCGGCAAACAACTTTTTAGTATTGTTTGTAAAACTTTCGTGACGCTGTTGAATCACCTTCTGTTCTTCGTTGTATCTATTGAAAAAGTCATTAGCCTTTTGTTGTTCTTGTGATACTGAAGGTTTCAACTTGATATCTTCATAGTATTTTTTCTTAGAACTATCTAAAAAGCTTTTGGCTTTAGCAATTTCTTCTTTGTAAGCTAGTTGTTTCTTTTTAACAACTCTTTCATCTTCACCTTCATCCCACGCAAAAGTATCATCCATGAGGAAATTTACTTCATCTGTATTTAAATGTGGTTTGCTTACACTATAATATTCTTTAAGTAATTGTTCTCCATTTAATTTACTGTAATCTCTATTTAAATTAACATAGTCTTCTACAGTGCCACCAGTGTCTTTCATAAAGTCTACTAACTTTTCAATATTCTCTGGTAACTCTATTTGTGGATTCGCTTTTACTTCTTCTTTAATTTCTTCAACAACCTCTTTAGTTTCTTCAACTTCTTCTTTAGTTTCTTCTACTTTTATTTCTTCAATAACTGGAGATTCTTCAGCTTTAGTTTCTTCAACTACAGGTTGTTCTGCTTCAACTTTATCAACTTTAGTTTCTTTAGCAACTGTTGGTTCAGTTTTAGTCTCTTCTTTTGGCTCTTCTTTTTTAGCCATATTTATTTTAGTTACTTTTTTTTCAGCAACTAGTTTCTTAGGTTTCTTTTTTATTTTAAAATCACCTTGTTCTAGGGTTCCGTCAGGAGCCTCTACTACTTCTTCTTTTGACATAATATAATATAATAATTAATATAAATTATCTAGGTGCAAATTGCTCTAAACCAATACCACCTAAATTATCGTTACCTTTAGATTCAAAGTTTATAGGTAAACCATCTTCTCTTCTTTGGGTTATCATTTCACTCTGCTGAGTTCCTTGAATTTTAAGTCTTTTATCTTTACGATCTTCTATTTGCTGCTCTTTAGCTTGTACAACTTTTGTTTGTTGTTTTGCTAATTGCATGTTGTAATCAAACTCTTGCTGCATTAATTGTTTTTTAATTTCAGCTTCTGTTTGTAGTCTTTGTATTTCAAACTGTGACTTAGCTTGTTCTAATTGAACTTTACTATTAACCATACCTTCTTGCTTTTGCAACTCAGCTAAAGCAGCTTTCTCGTTAGTCTCTGCTTGGGCTTGAGCTTGCGCTTGTATTTGTTGCATTTTCATCTGTTGATCTTTAGCTTCTTTTTCTAACCTACGCTTTTTAAGCATAGTGTTAGCTAACTTAAGATTATTTACAGATCTTATATCTATAGCATCTTCAAGATTTATAGACTGTGTTTGCAAAGCAACTTGTATGTTTTGTTCTAGCTGTGCTTTTTCTTCTTCATCTGGCTCTAGTTCTATAAACACTCCAAAATCATGTATATTTACTTTTGAAAGTTCATCTAAAGTATGTGCATTAAAATTAGATATACTATTTATTAATGACATCCTAGTTAGTGGAAACATTAAAGAATCACTAACTCTAAGAGATATATTTTCACAAGTTCTAAGTGTTAGATATAAACTAGCTTGTAGTATATGCCTAGTAGCTGTATTAGAGTTTGCAGCAGCTAGTTTTTGTAAACCAACTAATGCATTAGTGTCTGGATTACTACCATCTCTAGCTTCATTTAACCCTGTAACATCTCTAATCATTTGTAAATAATACTGATAAGTACTTATTAAAGAAGATATTTTAGCACCACCTGAAGATGACTGAAGTTCTTGGATAGGAACTTTACCCCTATTCATTTCACCGTCTTGTGTTAAAGATCTACCTATAACACTACCAGTTTGGAAATACATGTTTAAAGCTTCAGCTGGATTATAGTTAGTTCCATTACCTAAATCAACCTCTGCTAAACCATCCATATCCAGATAAACCCCATCAGGAACCATCCTAGACATTACTTGTTGTAGTTTTAAATGAGTTAACTGTATCATATCAGCAAAACCAGTTACTCTACCAACTAAGCTTTCTATTCTACCTTGATACATCCTTGGTGCAGTAATAGTGTAACTTAAATTAACCTTGCTAGTATCTGCATATGGTCTAGTCATGTTTTCAGCCATTCGCCAGTCTAACATTTCTTCCATACCTAGTACTTTAGCTCCTGAATAAAGTGTCTCAATAGACCTTGAAGCTTTTTTAAAGTTATCTGTTTCTTCTACTTGCAAAAAAGTATCTTCTTTTTCTATAGTTTTCTCTAGTCCAGTAGCTGTTTCTTTTATTTTAAACACTTGATCAATATAACTTTTCCATTCAAAGTAAAGAACTTGTACAGTATTTTGATCGTATCTTCCGTTGAAGTTAGATGAGTAAGCAGTGTTACCAGTATAGTTTTGAAGTTTTTTAACTTGCTCAGGTGTTAAGCTAGGAAACTGCTTTTTTAATTCTACTAAAGGTACATTTTTAACTTCACCTACGTAATAAACGTCTTCAAAATTAGGATCGTTAGTATATGAATAAACTATATTAGCTGGATCAACGTAATCAACAACAACGCCTTCAGCTGGATTCCAAGTTGTTTTTACGCAAGATATACCTAAAACAGTTAAGTCATAATTTAATCTTTTTCTTATTAAGTGATATTTGTTTTTATCTAATATTTGACTTATAACTTCTTCTTCAGCAACCTCTATAGCTTGCTTATAATTCATTTGCATATGTGCTGGTAGATCTTCTAGAGTTTCTGGAGTATTTTTATCTCTAGACTCTGTCATATCTATACCAAACTCTTCCATCACAACAGCATTAAAATCTCTATTCTCTATATCCATTATAATACGTTGAGCGTATTCTGTTCTTTTCTTTAATGAAGTAGGATCTTGAGCCATTGCTTTAACCTCGTAAGATCTTTGTGACATACCGTTAACTACTATATCTACAAACTTAGGTATAATTGGAACTGGTTTCCAGTCTAAATTAAGGTAAGACAAATCACCATTAATAGCTAATTCATCTTTGTATTTTTGTACTGGTTGCTCTGCTCTAGCGTAAAGTCTTAAGTTATGAAAATTATTATAGTTGGTCATATATCTATAACCAGTTCCTTGTGAATTTCTAAACCATTCGCCTTCGATAGCTCGCGCAACTTTTAAACCATATTCGTATGTAGCTTTCTCAGCAGCAGGTACGACCTGATCTGGGAAGGTACTATATGTAGTTGTAGCTTGCATATATATTAATTAATTTTTGATATTGTGCCGGTATTGTCATAAGTCTTTATACCAAGATTTATTTTATTAATACTAGTTTGAGGAACTGGTCTATATAAATTTTTATTACAAGCCATTATAGCTAGTCCAGAACTTATTGTTGCATCGTGTTTAGTTCTGTTATTTATATTAAAAACTGCCCAGTCTTCTAATGTTTTTTGGTGATACATATCACCGTAATTATTCTCTTTAATACCTACAAAGTTTTCTATATAACTTTCAATAGCAGCGGCATGTGCTTGTTTAATGTCTTCACTTGAGTTAGGTATTCCACCTATCTCTCTCTCTGTTATAGACAATTTATTAATAAGCTTGTCAGGTCTGTTCATGCTAAAACCTCTATAACCTCTTCTTTTTAAATAATAAAGTAATCTTGGCTTATTGTTTTCACAAAGTAATGGCATACCATAAAAAACTAAAGCCATTAAAACATCTTCAAAAAATATTTCAGCCGTTTGAGGTCTTGATATATATTCTAAAAAGAAATGATTAGATGGTGCATCTTCCATAGAAAACTTAGTTAAACCGTGTAATGAACCATTAGAACCTTTACCATCAACAGTTCCAGATATATCATAGCTATCACAACCAAAGGCACCAACATGCTCATTTAGAGGATATTTAACACCATTTCTTACTATCACTCGATTTTGTAAATTTTTAGGTGGAACCCAACTAATTTTAAACCTACCATCATTATTAGGGTAAAACATTACAGTACTATCTTTAACACCATTAACCCAATTAAAACTTCCTTGAGTAACGTTTAGTTTATTATTTACAGAATCGTTGTAATCAATTTGTTCATATATTTTTACAAGATTAAATAAACTTTGTTTTGTTTCATCTCTAAAAGCATGAGCTTCAGTTCTTGGAAACTGTCTATAATATTCGTTTAAACTATCTTGATCTGACTTTAAACCTTCAACCTCGTTTTCCCAGTGTTCGATAACGCCTGTTTCAATTTCAAAACCGTCGATTCCTTTGACTGTATCTTTTTCTCTAATGAAAACAGGTGATCCGTAAGAATCCATGAATCCTTCGTAGTTCCATTCCATAGGGACGAACAAAGAATAGAGTCCAGAAGAAGTTTGTCCGTTTTTATTTCTTTTTGTAACGTCTGAATTATAGTATAATTTTTTGAAGTTGTTTCCACCTTTGTCTAATGAATTAGAGGTTGAGCCCATCATACATTTACCTACTATTCTTGAGCCTAGTCTTAATGTAGTTTTAGTTACTCTCCAGTTATTTAATATATTATCAGGTCTTTCCCATTTACCACTTTCATCGTGAGCTAGTAGTTTTAGTTTTTCACCATCATAAGAGTTATCACCTGTATTTTTCCAGTCAATAGTTGTATCTAATCCATCAAGTTCTTTTAGTTGCTCATTACTCTCAAGCTTTCTTCTAGTAAATTTTGAAGCTGGAACCCTATATGCCAGTTCTGTTTTAGGACGATCCATACCGTCTTGGATCGGCTTGAAGAAAAACGGATAGTTAACGGATATTGGTACGACTTTGTCTGTAAACATTTTTTTAGCATCTGATCCAGATTTAGATAATATACCGAATCTGGCGTCACTCGATATTGTCGCTTGGTTAACAAGCTCTGCCGATGACATAAATGAAAATCCAGAACGTCTGTTTTTAAGATAGCACATCCCGTAACATCTGTTATCTGCTTTGCATGCTTCCCAAAATATAAAGAATAATCTATTTGCTTCTCTATAATCTGGTGCTCCAACGTCGATCTTTGACCATTGCAAGTACATATAATGAGTACCAGTAATATAGGTAGGCTTACCTTTAACATAAAACCAATAACCTTGATCTCTTTTAGTAAACTCTTTGTCAATATAGTCATACCACTTTTCTTTAAATTCTTGTGGATACTCTTCCCAGTCAAATCTATTTTTTATTCTGCTTAGTTCTTTTGGGTATTCTTGCTTTTCCCATCTTTGATCCGCTTTAGTTTCACTTCGTTTAAACGGTTCATCTGTTGTTGGTAAAGCAATCCTGAGATTCTGTATTTCAATGATTTGTCCAATTTTTCCAGTTTTACTTATTACTATAAAATCATAATCAGAGTTATAACCATACTCCCATTTTTTGAAACGATTTTGTTTCTTTAATATTTTAGGGTTAACAACATCTTTAACCTCTTTCCAAAGCGTTTGTTCGT